CTGGTGGAAGTGCTGATACTCTTTTACTTGCCAAATTCATTTTCTTTTCAAGAGAAGAATGAGAAAATTCTGCTGTAATATTATTCTCATTTTTAAATGCTTCTCTAAAGAAAGAAATAAAAGCTTCTTCATTTTCATATCCATCAGGAATACTGAAAATTACTTTAAGCTTGTAAATATTCTTCTTCTCTTTTGTCTCTTTTATATTATAGACAGTCTTATCCCATTCGGAAGTATTACTATAAACAGGGTGATTATTTCCATATTTTAGGGTATGATAAATAAGGGCTTCAGTATTAACTACAAAATCCTTACTACATTTACCAGTTTCAGGGTCAAATGATAGTTGGAAGAAACCTTTATCTTCATCTTCACCTTGTTTCCACCTAGAGAAACTTCCTGAATAAGATACGTTATCATCATATTCTGCATGAATATGGTAATGTCCAAATATAACTTCTCCTCTACAAGCATAAGCTAATTCTCCTGCTTTAAACATAGGAGCTTTCTTTCTAGAAGTATCTTCTTTCTTACTTTCTTTAATCTTTCCAGTAAAAGCTTCTTGTATCATTCCATGTCCAAAGATAAAATCATATTTATTCTTTTCTGATAAGAATTCCTTATAATACTCATGCTTGTCATAAATATACTCCTCGGGAATATATAGAACTTTCATACCCGGAAGTAATTCTTCTTCTGTTACTGTATTAATTATCCTAAGGTCAAAATTAAGTATATCAAGTGACTTAGGAAGTTCATTTACTAATGGAGCAAACATGCTATACTGAGAAGAGTCATGAGAAGATGTACCATAAACTACTCGTAAAACTTTGGTTGAAGTTAATAGCCAAATCATTAATTTTTGTGCCATTACTATATACAAATCAGATGAATACATCTGCTTGTCAAAATAATCTCCTCCGATAATAATAAAATCTAGTAGTCCTTCTCTAGTATATTGCTTTAACAATGAATGGAGATATTCACATTCTTTTTCAGTCTGCTCAATAGGCATTGCTCCAATGTGAATATCTGCTATAAATAATCCTCTATACATACTTTCAGTCTCCTTTCTTAGTTATTTTTCTGTGACGCATAACTTCAAAAAATATCCCGTAATATAATATAGATATAGAAATTACTAGAAAGGATGTGCTAAATATTATGGTAAATGAATTGGATATTTCAAATCCAAAACGTGACCAATTTGAACTATTGAGAGAATTTCTCCTTACAAAGAAACTAGAAGGATGTTCTAATGCTACATTACGGAATTACTATTTACGGGTAAGTAGATTAATAACTGCTTCTGATAAAGATGTAAGAGAGCTAAATGCAAAAGAATTAAGAGCATATTTATTTGATTATCAGGAACTACATAATTGCTCCAATAGAACTCTAAATAATATGCGATTAATAATCTCATCTTTCTATAAATTCTTGGAAGATGAAGATTATGTGTTAAAATCACCAATGAGAAAAATACATGCGATAAAATATGATGAGGTTGTAAAAATACCATTCACCGATGAAGAGCTGGAGAGAATACGAAATGCTACTGGTAATCTCAGAGATTTATTAATAGTAGATTTACTTTATTCTACTGGAATGAGAGTCGGTGAACTGGTAACGAGAGATATCAAAGATGTAAATTTTAAAGAAAGAGAAATACTAGTAAAAGGTAAAGGAGGCAAAGAGAGAATTTGTTATTTTAATGCTAGAACTAAACTAGAATTAATGGATTATCTTCAGTGTAGAGATGATAATGACCCTGCCCTAATAGTAAAAAGAAGGCATCCTCATGGACGAATTACTATACAGGGAGTAGAAAAAATGCTTAAAGAAATAGAGAAGACTAGTGGAGTAAGAGATATTCATCCTCATAGATTTAGGAGAACTCTTGCAACTAATCTTCTCAATAAAGGTATGACACTCGAACAAGTTCAGAATATCTTAGGGCATTCAAAGATAGAAACTACTTTGATATATGCTAAGATAGATAATACTGAGACAAAGAGAGCTCATCAGAAATACACCTTTTAAAAAGAAAAAAGAAGGAATGAACTTAATCATTCCTTCTTTTTTATTTACTGTAATAATATCTCTGGATTGTCTTAGTACTTGAATCAAAACTAGAATGCTTCTCAGCAGTAGCACCATTTAATACATTAAGATTCGTAAAAGTATCAGGTGTTCTTGTATCCACATCATTGAATACACGACCATCTGAATATACGTAATCTTGTGGTAAACCTAATCCTGATTGGTCTTCTGTATCAGTTGGTTTGCCTTTATGTGTTGGCTCAACATACTCAGGTAATATCATACCATAATGCCTAACTGATTTTCTAAAGATTTCATATTTTTCAAATATATTATCAATAGATTCTTTGATAGATGCAGTTGATATTTCCTTTCCATTTGCTGGTGTTATTCCGTCATCCAATTTATTTTCTTCGGCATCCAATAGATATATCATATCGAGAACTTTTTCTGCACATTCTTTAGACTGAATATGCTTCATTCTTGTGAAAATATCTTCTCGGATTTCATTTACTAAATCAGAAAAACTGATTAGTTCTTTGGTAAAAGTTTTGATAGAATCTTCGTCTATATCACTAGCACTTCTTACAACTTCCATTTTTGCTTTGGCTATGATATAGTCAGATTCAACTTCGCTTTTAATGCTGTCGTCAATCTTCATATTGTATCCTTACCCTTTCACTTTCGTTATCCGTGACTACTAAATCTGGATAGTAATCATCAGTTTCTTCTACCATGAATCGTAAGTCTAATGGTGTATCATCAATTTTGATTACGTATCCGTTAGTTCTTGTAAGGACTTTATTGAAAGGAATCATCTTTCTGAAAATCATATCATACTGAGAAACTAAATCTGATGATAGTGCTACTGAAAATAGCTTTGGTGCAGACTTACATAATCCGTTATCTGCAATAGACATGCAATCCATGTTATACTTAAGTAATGCAACAAGTACTTTGGTACACGCCCATCGTGAATCAGATGAATAATGATACTCTGGTACCATAATATCTTTTACGATAAAGCAAGATGCTTTATCCAACCCCTCAGGTAAAATAATATCTACTATTACTTCAGGTGTAGACTTAGGTGCATTATCCTTTCTAACGGTTATGGCATAGGTTTTGCCAGATTTATATAAAGAATATTTCTGATTATCTAATTCACCCGTGTATTTTGCTACGTTAACCATTAGCATACAACTCTTAATATAATCTATGCTATTTAGTATTCTATTGGTAATAACTTTCAAAATACTTACATCATCTGAAACGTGCTCAATTATATCTGATACTTTAGGTATACTAGCTACGTCTCCATATGCTGCATTAATGTCACATAAGTATTTATAAAATGTATCTGCTGTTGGTATCTGCTCCAGTACTTCCTTATCAGATTTTCTCACACTTTCTATTATTTTTCGTGATTCTGGCAGGCTATCATCCTCAATATCAGCGAATAATTCTGCTCTAGTCTTAAGTGCTACCGAAAGATAATTTGATATACTCGTTAACTCCTGTTCATAATCCTTCTCTTCACCGTAAATATTAACATTCTGCATTATATTTCCCTCCTGTTTAATAAAATTGAATTCTTGCGTAAGTAAATCCAGTTCCACCTGTACTCTTGATTAGCAGTGATACTGATGATGATGACGTATGCTCACCATTAATAATATAATCACCACCTATATGTCTAGCAGGTTTAATCTTAACCCTATCAGGTATAGCAAATCCTGTATCAGTACAGGTTCCTGAATTTATGATAGTTCTGTTATCAGCAAACATAATAACATCATTTGGATTCATTTCGTATTCCTCCTATAAAAGCATTTGGCATATCTTCAAAATTATAGTTGCATTGTGACTTATATCAAGTTCATTGATATCTGTGCAGATATCATATGTTAAGCTGTCTTTATATCTATATCTCGATAATGGAGAGAACTCTCTATAATATTCACAATCTAAGTTTAATGACTTATATCTGTCATAAAAATCACGTATATATTTTATTGCTTCTGCTTTTGTAGATATCTCTAATAGTCTAAATACCCATTTTATAAAAGAACCAAAATACTCATCATGGTTTTCTAGATAAATATTCTCATTTATACCCTTTACATCAAGAGGCGATTTAGAATTCCTATAATAAATCTCTAGTGGTTGAATATAGAGCCAAGAAGTATATTCATTCTTTACTCTAAAATTCAAATTATCAGTTAATTTGGTTTTCTTGCATCTTCCATTTACGAAGATTGCATCTCTCTTTATAGCAACGATTCTGTCATTAGTGAGCTCATTCTCATCAAAAAACATTTTTCGTGCTTGCTGAAATCCAGCCTTTTCTAAGTCTGAATATTCTCTATGATCCCTCTTATAAAGACCGAGCTGAATTACTCGGTCTTTCTTTGGGAGGGCTTCTATCTCTTTCAATCGCCATTCAGGGATTAATTTGAATTCCCTAGCAATTGAAGTACCCGCTGATTTTAAATCATACTCGATAATATCAGTATTTGTAATCAGGGTACTATCTGTTCGATACGAGTCGAATTCCCATAATCCACTCATATTTTCACCCCTCTAAAATTAACTCAATCATTTCGGTTTTGCTAAGACCTTTAGTTTCCATACCTTTATTCTTAAGATATTTCTTTATGAATTTCTTTTTCCTCTTACTAAGAAGCTTGGCTTTACTATATGGGTCTTTAGCATAATCAATCATTAGTTGATCACTGGCAGAAGTATAATATGTCAATTTGCTCAAGCATTCATCCAAATTAACCTCTGCATTTTCTGGATATTTATTCATCTTATACGAGAACAAATCTGACATCACATCTGCTAAAATTTCTACTCCATATTTTTCAGATGGAGTGGTAATAACTAAAGTATTTTCATCAGTAGTTAGGTCATTTATAATTATTTCAACCAAAAATAAAATTTCTTTTGGTCTAGTTAATAACCATGATTTGAATTCCTCACGAGCCTTTTGGGAGTTTAAATCTGTATTGATTTGAACTCCCTTTGGTAGCCCGCAAGCATTAAATACAGTATAAATACTCAGAACATTTTGTCTGCTCTGAGTATTTACTATTTTTCCGCTAAAGATGAGATAATTCGTATCATTGGCTCTTTTCATGCCTAACTTCGAGTACTCTTTCATGAGTGTCTCAGTATCAATCGAATATATCATCCTTTCACCTCTACTTTTTGCCGACAGCTCTTATATTAATGACCATGTCATCTACTTCTTCTTTCTTTTCTTCGGCTTTTTGGTTAGAAGAGCCACGTCCGAGTTCTTCTTGTTGTGGTGTTTCTTTGACTTCTTCTTTGACTTCCTTGATAGGAGTGCTTCCACTGGGCTGCTCGGTTCTGTTATCTGCTCCGATAATCCCTGCATCCTTAAGTACATCTCCAATACTTGTCGTAACTCGTCCGCCGATATCAATCGATTCTGAATCATTATCATTATTGCTGTCTTGAACTTCTTTGGTGAAAGGTTCAAAATCCATTTGTACTTCATCAGTTCTAGAGGTATCCCTAACAGGTTCTCTATCGGCTGATACATCTTCGGTTTTCCCATTGAGGTCACGAAAGGAGTCGTTGTCATTTGACGCACCTATTTCCTCTTCTTCATCTTCCTCATCGGCATCTTCATCTGATTCATCAAGGTTGTCATTCTCATTTATGTCCTTCATGAAGTCATCATACACTTCTTCTGGAATGCCACAGTTATCTTCCTCTTCTTCATCAGTTGTTGTATAATTCTCATGAAGCTTTGTGATGATATTGAAGACTTCAGCATAGCATGATTCCCAAACTGCATCCAAGTCAAATGTCACATCTTCAACCCTTGTCTTATCTGGTGATGGATATAACTCTGCACCATTCTCTTTGAAATAGTCGATTACATCTGCATTGCACTCAGCTGTTGACATGAATTCACGAAGTGTCGGAACTTCGTTAAATGTGTTGAATAGACTGACAATAGTTCCAACTACGCTACCATTCCTATTCTTAATAGTACTGATAAGTTTTGGAGCAAATTTTGTGTCAATATAATCATTGTCAATAATGTAGCAGAAGTAGCGCTCATTCTGTGTAACAACGATAAGGTAGTTCTCATTGATGTATTTAACTGCATCAGTTAAATCGTCAAGATTACTGCAAATGCAATCTGGGTACATCTCAAACTTCAATGCAACGTAGAAGTTTCTAATCATTGCGGTTAAGTCACCTTCGCTGATTCCATCAATTGCTGATGTTTCTGCTGATGCTGGATAAATCTGAGTTACAATTGCATTGCTGAAATTGTCCTTTATGATTATACCCTGACCGTAGTTGTTGGTCGTTGCACCTACTCTAAGTCTTCCCAATACTTGTACTGGGTTCTTATCATCAGATACCTCAACCTTTGGTGCTGCAACCTTTGCCTTTGCAATAATCTCTGGCGGTATTGGTGCAGTTTCTGCTGGTGGTATAACTTCACTCGTTCTTCCTGTTTGAGACATAGATGATGCTGCATATCCAAGTGCCATTGCAATTGAATCTACTACATCATTATGCTTATTCTTACGCTGCTTTGGAACGAATACTTTCACTTCCTCTGGGGTGGCTACTGTTTGAGTAGCCCCTCCATTATTTCCCTTTGTCTTGATTTCTCCTGATGCAACCATTCCAGATATCATTGCTGCAATGTCAGCATCTGTACTAACTGGTCCACCATACACTTCATTGTGCTTTTTCTTTTTGCTCATTTTTAGTTTCCTCCTGAAATTTTATTATTTTAGCTCGCCACGACTGATTGCATCAATGATTTCATCAATACTCATATCTTCATCATGGTCTACTATCTGCCGACAATTCTTGTCCATTAATTTCTTGTCGGCTTTCTTTTTCATTTTAATGAGTGCTTTAAATATTCTATTCTCTGCACCCTCTGTGAATTTTGGATTAAAGCTTACCGTTTCTTCACTATGAGATATTACATAACCCTTTTGAGTAACGTCTCCTATCTCTGCTTTCTGGTCAGCTCTTGTAATCTTCTTACGAATATCCTTGAATGCATATTTCTTATTGCATCTTGGGCAAATAAGATTATTAAAATCTTTATCATAATGAAGAATACTATCCATTCCACAGTTACAAGTGAATGTCTTGAATTTTACGGAATAGATATATGCAAAATCCAAGATAACTGGTTCAACACCATCACGATATCCCCAGTTTAAATAATTAACAGAGCTTACTCCAACATCACCAATCAAGAACTTAGCTGCTATTTCTGTTAGAATATCTCTCATCTTACTTTGGTTCTTATAGAAATCATCAATTGAGAATACCTCAACATATTCAAATATTCCTATAACTCCATTCGGTACCACTTCATAACACTTTACGACATATGGCTGAAGTTGCATTGAATATATGAATTCTCTCTGATTATCTATCTTACCATCTGCATCAATAGCTATCTTTACGGCATAACCATCAATGAGTAGTCCCAACCTATTAGTTCCGGGATTTAACGGAGAATATGGAATTCCCCATTCATCTAATTTTTGTCTGATAACATCAACCTTATCATTATTGCTCATTTCAAGATTTCTTGTTATCTTCTCAAATTCCAGAATCTGTTCTGGTTTAAAGTATTCTAGAATTAAACTTCTTAATACTTTCTCTTCTGGATAAATTACTGATGAATATTTCTGGACTTCTTCATCTGTGATATAATCGGGAAGTTCATCTACAATGTCTTCAGAACCTACCCTTACGTATTGAGCAGGTTCCTCCTTTTCATTTTTGTAAGGGTTCATATTCATCCCGTAATCAAATAATGGTGACTCTGGACTTAGAAGATCGTCATCTCCTATTTCTATATCATCACCATAATTGTCATCTGACTCTTCATCAACGCCATATGTTGCATTGATTAAAGCTTCAAAGTCAAACTCGTCCATTTAATTTCCTCCTGTTAACTTGCTCATCTTCTTTGCATATGCTTTGAAATCTTCTTCATCAGAATTTACTGCATCTAGAAGAATTCCATCAATCTTCTTTTTGGCTTTCTTCTTTTTCTTCTTGCCTTTACTTGCTTTCTCTTCAAGAATTCTTTCAATTTCTTTAGACGTATAACCTTTCTCTCTAAGAGAACTTCTCTCTTGCATAGTTGCTAATGTCTTACGGAGTACTTTGATTCTCTTAAGCTCATCCTTAGATGCCTTCTTATCTCTCTTCTCCTTATCCTTATTATCATAAAGATTCCTGAGATTCCATCCAGCATTCTCTAAAGCTGCTAGATATTCCATTTCTTCCTTATCAGCTTCTGTTACAAGTCTTCCGTTATACTCCACATAAGTATTATTCTTCAGGTACTCGTCTAATGCATATACATACGCATCTACATCACTTGTCTTATGAATCTTACCACTAAATTTAGGCATTGCTAATTCGCTCTTACCTCTAATAGCATCATCATAAGACTTGAGTGCTTGCATCTCAGAGCTATCCATATCCCAGACATGTGCTCTTCCTCTTGCTGACTGTGCACTCTTTCCTGCATCATTGATAATCTTCACCATACTTGGTACTTTCTTAAGAAGATTCTTCTGATGTTTCTTATCAATTTCTGCACCAATCATTACTCCATCATCTTCCTTAGCTAATCTAAAATCTAATGCAGCCTGTTCTTCTTCAGCTAATGGTCTTAGATAATAATCTAATTCAGATTCTGTTGAGTTTGCGGTTACTTCAGCTTCTTGTGCAATTTCATCTTGCTCGGTAAGTTCACGAATATCTCTTGTTGGATCTGCTACAAATTCTGCTACATAATCCCAATTGATTCTCTTCTTTTTCTTACCTTGGAACTTAGGAAATTGAAGACCCGTAATCGTAATTGCTCCTGACATCACCTTCTTCTTAAATTCTTCAGGTGAATAAATTCCATTCGTTTCAGCTATGTCATTTACAATATCCATGCATATACGATATGCTTCAACGAACTTATCAAGCCTTCTGATTTTCTTTGTGAAATTCTTTAACTTAAAGAACTTCTCATACCTCTGCTTCATATCAGCTCTTTCTTTAGAACTCATATGATACTCGTCTTCAAAATCCTGAGTTACTACAGTTGAGAATTGCTCTAGTAACTTTGCTTCTTCCTCTGGTGATATGTATACACCTCGGAATTTCTTTTGAGAATATCCTGAGCTTTCTTCACTCATGGATTTAATTTCTTCCAGACGTTCTCTGTTGTTTTCAACAAATTCTTTATTTCTGGAAGCATCTAATAATATTTCCAACTTAATTCTTTCTCCTTTCTTTAGTTTCTTGACTATTCTTATTGGAACTATCACTAAGATATTATATTGATGAAATTCATATTGACTTTATACCTATCTAACAGAATAATAAGTTCATAGGAAAATTTCGCAAGGCTTCAATGGGCATGGTATAACTGCTATATGCTGTGCCCTGCTTTACAAAAATGCCAATTATGAGAAGAGATTGATTTAATTTCAATCTCTTCTTTTTTAACCCTAAAAATAGTCTCGAATAATTATAGGTATTTGGTAAATGGGATTTTTATATGATGAAAATAGACAATAAAAAAGGTTACGGAGGGCATACAACTCCGTAACCTTTTTATCCCATATCTGATGGGAGAGAGGAATGATAGCTCAAATGAACCCAGCTTACTGGGAGCCAATACCGGTTTACATCCGGCACCAAAATGGGTAGCCCCTCTATAAGTATTCACTGGACATGATCAGCAATCATAATAATAAGTTTAATTTATTATTTATAATTTGTTGATACCTCAGGGTCATCAACTACAAAGCTGTAGTCATATCCCTTATCACCTGCTAACATAATCAATGTCTTTGGACCATCTACTGACCAACCATAAACTGTGTCATCATATCCTGATACTACAAATAGGACAAACTTGTGTCCATTCATTGTAAAGTAATATTTCACATTAAATTCATCACCATCTTCTGCTTCTGGCTTAAAATTCTTAGAGCCATACTCATAAGTACACATAGCAACAAGATTTGGTGAGAGATAATATGTAATGTCTGATGGACGTATTACTCTACCAGTACCAAGAAGTGACGTAATAGTCTTAGCTATCTCTTTTCTTCCTGTTCCATCATCAACATCATCAGATTTTTCTAGGATTGGTTTCTTAGTAATCAGCTGAATCTCTTCAATTGCTGGTAATGTAAGCTGGCTAGCTGATTCAGAATCAGTACCAGATACGATAGCACTTGATTTTTTCTGTGCTGATTTAAGTAGTTCCATATAATTATCCTTGGTAAAGCTTCTGAATGGTGCACAATCAATGTACCTATTATAAGCAATTCTTGGTTCTTTTAAATAAAGCACAAAATAACCAAGGTGGAACCAGATAATTATATTTTCCCATACGATAGCATCCTCTGTCATAGATACCAGCTTCTCTTCATCTTCTATTTGGTCACCTATAGCATCAAGTTTATCAAGGAAAATTTCGATAAGAGATGTGTGTAGAACTCCACTGTGCATATTTGCTATATCATTATGCATAAATAATGTGCAGTTTAGCTCAAGCCATCTATAAACTTCATGCATAGCTTCAGCATAAACTATTCCAAATAGTTTTTTAGGCTCAGATTTGGTATATGGAACTGACCTATTTAGCTTTGACAATTCCGTATAAACCATTTGAATTGTATCTTCAGGTCTACTACCAAACTGCAAATCAAAGATTCTATAAAGAGTAATAGCAAATCTCATATATATCTCTGATGTAGATAGTTTTGCAAATGCATTAAATAATGCTGGAACCAACTGAATATCACTATCTGAAATAGGTTCTATGCATTCACCTGTTTCTGAACCTGATACAAAGATTCCCCTAGTAGGAACACCAAGGGAGCTTAATTTGTTAATCAGATATCGTGTATTTCCATGAGGCATAACGCCACTTTTAATAACTGGATAAACGACAGTCTGACCTTGTTTAATATGCTCTGCTACATAAGTTGCTAGCATATCTAATTCGTAATATGGATTCTCACTATCAGCGTCTATATTGAAATGCTGTGCCAAAGGCAAGACATATTCAAATACCCAACTGGCTGTGTGACCATCCAGTAAATCCTTCATTAGCATAATTTTTCACCCATCATAACAATTTTCTTTGTTATTCCCTCTAATTCATATTTTTTAGCTACTTCTAAATATTGCAAAAGAGCTTTGTTGTCTTTGTTAACTATCTTAATATAGTTAAATGGTATTGATTTAGAAGACAATACCTCATCTTTTAGTTTCTCTTTAACCTTATCTACATCCTGTATCTTATGATGCATATTCGGGTTATCTCCACCATCCTTTATTTCCACCTCTAAATTAAGAGAAGGAATAAAAAAGTCTGGGAAGTAGAAATGCTTCTTTCCTTCATACGTGTAATAGAACGTATGAGGAGATGGTGCCATTAAATCTTCTGGAGAAAATTCGAAGGCATCAAGAAATTCCAAAAAGGATCTCTCATAAGTGCCAGTATAAGGAAACTTATGGACTCTATCACTCCATACGTATACATCACTTATACTTCTAGCAGCCAACATCTTTCTTTGTTGTTCGGGGTCATCAAGTAGATTTACTTTACCATACTTATCAACCATTCGATTCTTAAACTGCTCCTTATATTCCTCTTTGCACTTAGGATTTTCACAGAACCTATGATATTTATTGGTTTTAGGATTCCATTTTGTGTCACTTTTGCACATTACACAGCTTCCGTGAGTCTTCCCTGTCCGCAAGTAATAAACGAACTGTCTTGGCTCCATACCTTCGAAAATCTGTTCAGGATGTTTCTTCTCGATATGGAGTGCATATAATTCTTCATCTGCAATAGATTTATCACAGAATTTACATTTGATAACTTTTCCCATTATGAATCCTCCAATATGTGTATTTCGTCAAATAAGGCATCTATATATTTAGGGTCAACATACTTCACAGTAGTTGGTGCAAAGTCTATTATAGAATGGCATTCATTGAGAAATAGAATCATTGACCAATATCCTGTTGTGCCATAAATATCAAGAGATAATTTCTTTGGAGAATACCTGTATTTGTATTGCTGTTCTTCGGTTAACTCTCTGGTTACAATATATGCTTCCAGAAAATCTTTATATTTTGACGTAAGTGGATTAAGTACTTCCGATATAGTTACGCCTGATTTAGTTGTAAGATATAGAGTTTCATTAATATCTCTATGCTCTCGTGATGATTGTAGCCCATAGGCTATATCATCATCTACAGTAAGTGGAATTATCATGATTTCACCTTCCTTATGAATTGTAATCAATTAGTAAGTCTTTAAACGTTCCGACTTCACTTGTTAGTTTAACTCCATCACCCGGTTCAAGAATAACATCTGATGGTACAACATCGATGTATTTTAAAGTACCATAATTAGGTATATTTGCTTTTCTTTCATATTTCTTTTTATATGAAGCATCTCTTGATAAGGTGGTTGCTGACATTGATGCAACTAATGAGTCAGTTGTTTTGGCATTAACATAATTGGTGGTTGTTACAGTGCCCTTTAATGTAGGATGAATTTTGTTAATAAAGATTGTGCTGTTTGAAGATGTTTCTACCTTTTCAACCTTCTTTTCGTCATTCCTCTCTATCTCTGTCATCAGAGTTGGTATATAAACTGGCATTGTAGTATTAGCCTTAACGTAAAGATGTTGCCCTACAATATAACCGGGACCATCTGTAAATTTGTATTCGGGATCTAAACTTGATAACATTATTATTCACCTTCCTTTAAAATTCTGTTGAATTGCTTTGATATATCAATAAACAAAATAATTTACTAATAATTAATGATTTTAGAAAGGATGAAATAGTATGGGCGTTGAATTAAATAACGATCAACTTTTTGCCTGTAATAAACTAGAGCATTGGTGGCATTCAGCTTCATCAGACCAAGTTATTGGTTTGGGTGGCGGAGCAGGTACAGGTAAAACTACGACTATATTATACTTAGTGCAACGAATAGGACTAACTTTAGACCAAGTCTTATTCGTATCTTATATGGGTAAAGCCGTATCACGAATGATACAGACTGGCTTACCTGCAAAGACAATACACGCAACCTGTTATACATATGAAAAGCAGATTGCTAGAGACGACGATGGTCACATGATATTTACAGCTAGTGGAAAACCTAAAATGAATTGGGTTCCAATATTAAAAGACCATCTACCAAAAAAGATTAAACTAATAATAGCTGATGAGGCTTATACGATACCGGAGAAGAATGCCATAGATTTGGAGAGCTTCGGTATCCCTATTATTGCCGTGGGTGATGAAAATCAGTTAGACCCACCATTTGGAAAACCTTATTTTCTTGCAAATGGTCCTGACATAAAGCTTACACAGATAATGAGACAGGCTGAAGGAAATCCTATTATCTGGTTAGCTAATCAGGTATTAAAGAGAGAATACATAAGAGATGGTCAGTACGGAACAAGTTCAGTTATTAGAAAGCAAAACTTAACTGATTTCTCTTTAAGAAATGCAGATGTAATCCTTACATCTACTAATAGATTACGGGGAAGTATAAATAAATTATTCAGAGAGCAATTTATGAATTTTACCAATATGGAGATTCCTCATGTAGGAGAAAAGCTACTTTGTGTAGCAAATGATTGGTCAAGATTTATAAATATGGGTGGTGGTGAAATCTATCTTACTAATGGTACAACTGGAATAGTTGACTATGTGGATAAGAGAAGTCTAAATTCAAAGAGTATAAAATTGGATTTCTTACCTGATTATGGTAAAAGAGCATTCCATAATATTCAGATAGATTTGGATAGATTAAATGCACCATTAGGACAACATGGAGATGCATGGACTCCACCTGATATGAACTCATTTGAATATGGATATGCACTCACGATATATAAGAGTCAAGGTAGTGACTGGGCTAATGTCTTAATATTGGACGAAGGAGCAGTTGCAGGAGTAGATAAATATTATCGTTCTCTTTATACAGCACTGACAAGAGCAACACAATCTGTTACCCTTGTAAGGTAGCTTATTTATCGTTTGATAAATGAAAAGACTTAGTTATATCGGGGGTAAAAAATATGGAAAATAATACAACTGTCGAAAAAGAAAAAAGACGAAAGATAAATTTCGCAAAAATTAAAATGAGTCCTCTTAAAATAAAGATGGACAAAGAAATGCTAAACTCAATAATCAAGTTCTTGTACAAGGATAGTACATTAAGAACGAGGAAAGCATTAAGTAATATACAGAAGCTCTTTAATAGTATAGACTATAGCATCTATAAAGAAAACGAGATAGAGCTTTTAAATAGAATTTGGATTATAAAGACCACACTAAAAGGAAGATTACAAGAAGGTCTTGAAAATAACGAGATGGTTATGAGTTACTGTAGAGAAGACCCTGAATGTGATGATTATAAATCGGATATACTTCAGGTAGTAGTAAATGAAAAACCTCTCAGTTATGCAGAAAGCAAGTATCTGTTAAAACAGATTGAGGATAGATTAAACTTTGGATATGCATTAGCAATACGAGATGTCTTTAATGAATTATTTAATCAAATGAATCCATATGATTTAAGGTCATTTAAGAGTATAATGGATGACTTATATGAGATATCAGTTGCACTGGTTAACATGAAACGAAGGAATGCTACAGTAGGAGCAGACCAAGAGTTTTCACTTCAGGAAGATGTCTTTAAAAATGTACTTGCTGATGCAATGGCTGTCCTTAAAAATAGAAATAGAATTTTTATTACTGGTATTCAACGACTGAATACCATACTAGCACCGGGATACATAGGTGGAAGATTATATACATATCTAGCATTCCCGGGTGGTGGTAAAAGTCAAATCTTACTAGATGCTGCACTAGATATCAAGAAGTATAATAAAGATATCAAATGCGATGACAGTGATAAAAGACCAGCAGTCTTATTTATCACTCTGGAAAATAGTATAGAGGAGACTATTGAAAGAATATTCAATATAGTAGCATCAGATGATGATATTAGGAATTATACTCCTAAACAAGTCGAAAAGATGTTACGAGAAAGAGGAGAATTATTCCTTGCAGATAAAAATGGAATTGATATCATAATTAGATACTACAAGAATAGGTCTATTGATGTAAATGATATTTATGGAATAATTCAAGACTTAGCAGATGATGGAATAGAAGTAGTTTCATTAATAGTGGACTATCTTAAGAGACTTAGACCGATAGAAAAAGGCGACAGCGAGAAAGAAGAATTAAAGAATATATCAAATGAGTTAAAGGATTTAGCTACTATATTAAGGATACCTGTAATTACTGCACAGCAGTTAAACAGGACATCTTCAGCTATAGTAGATGCAGCTTTACAAGCAAAGAAAGAGGATGTAACAAGATTGGTTGGTAGAGACGGCGTAGCAGGTGCATGGGAGATCATCGAGAACTCAGACGTAGTAATCGTAATCAACAAAGAGAAAAAAGCCGACACTGGTGATCTCTATCTTACATTCAAGCTTTTAAAGCGTCGTTATGCATCTCACGAATCTGATGCAACTCTCAGAGAATTAGAATACTTTAATCATCCATACGATAAGGGAAGTAGCATAAGACTGGTTCCTGATATAGATATGGACGAGCCTATTTCACTAACATCATTATCTTCTCAATTCGTACCAGCAGAAGTTCTTAATGGTGGAAGAGGAAAAAAGAACGCGGTACAGAGAAAATCTACAGATGATGAGGATGATGAATTCCTCGTACAACCCGGTGATTTTGAACCATTTGAATTTGGAAAGAAAGCAGTTGGGTTCTAGAAAAAATAAAAAAATATGAAGTCAGATTTTAGTTCTGACTTCATATTTCTTTTTAATACAACTTAGAACTAGCAGAATCAGAAGTGTCATTTTATTTCACCTCTGATTCTGTTGTGTTCATTGCTTCAAGTTCAGCTTTGAGAGATTTGTTTTTCTTGTGTTGTCTGTAGATGCCTACACCTGTAGCGATGCAACTAGTAACAGTTAAAGCTGTACCAACAACGAATGTCGTGTTGCTGTACATCTGTAAGGTTTCTGTACTTACATTGTACGGTGTAATCAACTGCTGGATACTTCCATTGCTACCTGTTAATGCTGTTGCCTTTGTTGCTGCTTCTGTTGATTTCTTAAATATACTCATAATTATACCTCTTTCCGCTTATCTTTCTGATAAGCTATAAAATTTATTATTATTTCCATATTCAATTTTCCTTAGTAGATTACTGCATTTCATCTCTAAGTTACCTAAATAATATACCATTTTAAAATACCGATTTGACAATTAAAAGAAGACAATGGAACATATAAATTCCATTGTCTTCATATTTATTCTGCGTCACCATCCATAATAAGGTCATTAAGCATAGAAGTTAATTCTTCATTAACGTCCTCATTAAGAACTTTCTCGTTTTCTTTTTCCTCTTTAGATGGCTTACTTCCATCCTTTGCAGGAAGGTTATCTGCCCACTGTCTGAGGTTGTACATATAACGCTTTTTCCATTTCTCAAACTGTTGTTCTCTCATACCATTGACGATATTGTAGGTTGGTCCTTTTACATAGATACCAATCTTATCTTCAAGGTCTTTCTTTTCCCAGTATTTAGGAATATCCTTAAAGTCATATTTCTTATCAAATACAACTCTTGCTGTAGAATATACCTTACCATACTTAATACCATCTTTAAGCTTATCAGACTTAAGTCTAGCTGATGGGTGACCTGAACACGAATAAACGGTTCCATATCCCTTAGCATTTAAGGTCTGGATAACCTCTTTCATATCATCATCTATGTTAGCAGCTTCATAAACGATTTCATCATCTCCCCAGCCTTCCCATACTTGGACTCTATCATCACATTCAGCATCTTCCTGAATAACTGACTCTATTCCAAGTTCAGCGAGTCTGTCTACAAACTCATCATAAGCATTATCTGAAGGAAGTTCTTCTCCATTGGCTTCTTCCAAAAATCTCTTGAAAAGTCCGTGTCTATTAGCAGTCTTAACTGTAATAGGATTCTGAGCAATATCTTCTGCTCGTTTAGCCTTAATGATTGGATCAAGAGCTTTGCCTATAGCTATAACTCCAGCACGACAAGCCTCAATTCCCTGAATAATATTGCTCATATCAACTCGGTTTCCACCTATTTTAAGAGTGCAATATTTTATGTTATTATAGGCTTTCTTAAGTGAATTATCACTAAGATTTGGGTCAAGATTTTTGATCGCATCCATCGTGTATCCAAGGATAAATCTTGTCTCAGTATTTAGTGTCGAATCAGGTCCAGCACTAGTACGATATTCCTTATTCTTATCCATATTATTAGCACATACTTTATATGCTGCTAGTGTACCTTGTGCATCTTGAAGAGCATGCCTTAGAGTTTTCTCATCATTATCTGGTGATAATTTTCTAAGTTGTGATTGGTACTGGGATACATAGAATAATAGTAGTGAACGACTAGTGCTGTAATCACTTGCACTCTCCATCATATTCATATTATCTAAAGAAGTAGGTTCTGTTTCTAACTCATCTTCTTCTCCAACCATTGGTTTTCCATTATCAAAAGATGAGGTTGAATTAACCTTTGTTCCAGCAAGCAAAGACGGGTCTATTGCATCAAATGCTTCATCTGGAGTTGGTTCTTTGATTTCATCTTTTCTGAGGACTTCATCTGGTTGTGTAATTGGCAACACAGTGCCAACTGAATCTTCATTAATATTATTAGGTTCTGTATTCATGATAGTCTTTTACCTCCTTTACCATAGGCGATGTAATTGGCAGCCTCTTTACCTGAAGGGAGTTTTTTGTCGAGTTCATCCTTTACATCTAGGCATTGATTCCATAGATCTTTAAATTTTTCACCTTCAGTTTCGCTCTTATTTTTAACGACATTAAGCATTGCTTCATATATCGTATTTACCTTGACAAGATCAAATGCATCTGCAGTACCGTCAACAGCTGCCTTCTTCATACTTTCTAGTTGTTTAACTAGCTCCCTGTTTTCTTTTTCAAGGTCATTCTGTATTGATTTACTCTTCTTGCACCATTTATATGCAATAGCTGCAGGTATTGCAATACCGAGAACTGTAGCACCAGTCTTAACTGCTTTATTAAGTTTTGACCGTTTTGACTTGTACTCAGCCATAATCTTTTCACAGTCTTCAGCAGTCTTGCAGTTCTTAAGCTTTTCACGGGTCGCTTCGTCACATTTTACTATAGTATCAAAATTTTTATGCATATAGACCTGCTTTCCATCAGGCATTTTGATATTCGTATTGTCAGCTTTTCCAAATAAACGTGCAAAGGCTGATATAATTCCTTTGAAGAAGTTCGTGACTCGTGTAATCAATTTATTGAAGAATGATTCATTCTTTTTACTAGAATCACCGTCTTCATAGTAAAAATCATTAAAGCATTTTTCAGTATATCTCCAAGTACCTTCTATTTGTGCAAGGCACATGTCACATATATTTCTCATGATTTTTCCTCCTTATCACTTTAAGTTAAGAACTTGTACTTTTAACAAAGTATAAGCAACAGAAAGGAGATGATACAATTTGAGTCGAATAGTATGTATAAAAGGTAAGTATTACGATACTATGACCAAGAATAAGACCTTTCTTCAAGTTGCAAAGGATTTAAGAACTGCTGGAGTAAAGAATTGGTATTTTATGCTTGAAATAAAAGACCCGACTCTTATTACAGTAGACCCATATGCAGAAGATGAAGATGGTCATACTACATTAACAAAAGACCAAATTGACAGAGTGACTATTGAGATTATTAATAATCCTTGGTATTATCTAAGAGAAGTCGCACGTATTGCAGCAGCATCTGCACCGAGAGGAATTCCTTATATGGCTAATAAAGGAAATATAGCACAAGCATGGTGTTTTACTCGTGGTATAGATTCTTGGCTATGTCTTACACGACAGAAAGGTAAAACTAAATCAGCTCTTGCTATACAGAACTGGGGATTCTCTTGGGGAACCGTTTCTTCTACATTTATCATGGTTAATAAGGATGGCGAGAATGTTAAAGCAAACTTAGCAGACTTTAAGAACCAAATTGAATATCTTCCTGAATATTTAAAGTATTCAATGATAGTAAATGAGGATGGTAAGGTAGAAAAAGGAAGAGATAGTGCAACAACTTATAGTCACGCAGTAACAAAAAATCAGATTAAAGTAAAAGGAAAAGCAACCTCGTATAGTGCAGCATTATCACTTGCTCGAGGTTTATCAGCACCAATTATTCATTTTGATGAGGTGGAATTCTGTCCATATATTGATGTCATAGTAGAAAACTCAGCATCTACATTTGGACAGTCAGCTATGGTATCAGAAGCAAATGGTGCTCTTTATGGGAGAATTTTCACGTTAAGAGTGGCGTGAATACATGGTAACATGTATTACAAACCTTTCTAATTGCGGGAACTCGTCAGATTATATCTGACTACATCTTTATGATGTACTGGTTATGTCTTAACTACTAACTTAGAATAGTGATATTCTAAGGGCAATGGGTAACTCCAAAGGTATAGTAATCAAGGTTAAGAATACAGGTAACCGACGCAGCGAAGTATCTCAATATATGAGATATGGGTTCGACGGTCAGGGAAAGCTAGACATCCAGATTGATAGAAATATCTAAATACATTTTGTAGCTGGGTTGAAAATAAGATGAATTGAAATATTCATACGAAGCAAGTAGGTTCCAATAATAGGAATGAAACGTAGGTTGAAATAAACCGAAACGGAAGGTTCCATTATATATGGTAAAAGTATATAATGGATGAAGATATGACCTATCTTGGTAAAACAAGAGCAACTCCCGGTGATATAGATACACCTGAAGGCAAAGCAGGTGAAATCCTTTTAAATAAAACTGTAAAATGGCGTGAAGAATTTTACGATATGGACCCCCATGATATTAAAGAGATTCTCTTTGGTAGAGCTGGTGGTACTGAAAATTTGAAAGATAATGATGCTTCTTATATTGGAGTGGCATATATTGAATATAGTTATAGAGAAATCGGATTAACACAAGATTGGTTTAAAGTTGAATCTGCTCGTATTGGTAACAAGATAGTTGTTCGACGAGAGATTCTACTTCAAAGGCTTCGTGGTTCTTCTCTTTCTCCTTATGATAGAGATGATATTGATGCTATCATTGATTTAGCTTTAAAACCAATCAATGAAATTACTGTGGGTAAATTCTTCACATTGGATATTTATGAAGAATTAAACCCTAACAGAATTTACATTATGAGTATTGACTGTTCTACTGGTTCAGGTGGCGATAATAATGCTATTACTATTATCGACCCTTATACCGAAAAACCTTGTGCAGAATTAGAGTCACCATATATTGGTGAGCCTACATTAGTAAGAATTATAATAGAGATAGTAACCAAATACGTTCCAAAAGCTATTGTATGCATAGAGAGGAATAGTGTTGGTAGTGCTATTATTACTTTCTTAATGGAATCTGTTATTGCAGGAAGATTATACTTTGATAAGTACAAGGAAATTGCAGAAGAAAATATGAAGCAGGCAGAAACAACTGAGTCAATGCTCAAAGCAGCTGCTAAGATGAAAACCTACTATGGTGTATATACCGAGAATAGGTCAAGAGATGCGATGTTCTCTATACTAGCAGATAGAATAAAAGACCATAAAGACCAATTCGTTACTCAGAATATTACTAGGGATATCAGTAAATTAGTAATGAAAGGTGGAAAGGTACAGGCAATGGTAGGTTGGCATGACGATAGTGTTATGTCATATTTGATTGGTATGTACGTTCTTAAGTATGGTAATAACTTAAGTAACTTTGGATTCAATAGAGGAGATGTTGTATCTGATACCTTAAAAGAAGGTGGAGGATTATTAGCTCCTGATATTATTGATATGAATTCTGTGCCGGAATCAACAAAAGCATTTATCACTACTGAAGTTACTAGGCAAAATGCTGAATCATATGATGATATACTGAGGAGGTCAATACTAGAAGCACAACAACAAACTAGGCAATTGGCAAAGCATGGTATAATAGAGAATACAGCATACAACTTTACTCCAGTAAGTCAAGAATATGAAAACTTTGATGAGATGGATGATGAGATAATGGGATTCTTACGTGGAATTAATAATTCATAGAGAAAAAAGAAGATTTGGATTACTCCAAATCTTCTTTCTTTACTGAAATCTCGTTAAAGACATACACTGGATCTCTATCATTCTCAAGATTTATTCTGAGAAAATAATATTTATTACCATCTATCATTTCAGCTAATACCTTCATTGGATCAACTGAAAAACGAATTGATTGTACGAATTCTCCATTTACTGCTATATCATTTCCACGTCCTACCAGAATCATTTTACTGAAACCTTTTAAACCGATTTTTTCTACTTGTTGAATGTAATCCGTTTCATCAATGAGCCAATTTAGTATGAAGCTAAATTCACCCGTAACATAATTTTCAGGAATATCACTCAAGTGATAAAACTCACTAACAGTAGAACCAAGAATATTTTTGCTAGGGCTTATTCCTAAAAAGCTCGCTGGTATATCAAGGATTATGCAGCCTGTAGTAGAATACACAGGAATGAAGTGTACACCTATAAATTTGCAGTTTAATCTTGTCTCAATATATTTCCTAATAGAATCCATAGTTATCATTTTCATTGTACTTATCTCCTCTCTAATTTTACAATAATTAACAAATCGCTCATTCAAAAAAGAAGGGTGGATTTTACTCCACCCTTTATCTTTTGTAATTATGTAATTATTCTTCAGACTCTTCCTTTGCTCTCTTTGCTTTCTTTGCCTTATAGAGTGCGTCACTAATCTTATCTTCAGCGTAATATATTACGCAGCACAAACCAATTTTGTAGATTAATGAAAACCATGCTGCCCAACCCGGATGTTTCTTCTTGAAGGATTTGATGTCATTCGATGTTGTCTCAACTGATTTCAATACCATATCTGCTTTACTCATAATTATTCCTTTCTTGATAGCCTTATATATAGAGGTGCATTGCTACCAACCCCTTTATTTATATTCAGTTTTCCTTAGTAGATTATTGCATTTCATCTCTAAGTTACTTAAATAATATATCGCTAAAGAATATCAATTTGACAGTTAAAAAGAAGAGTAGGATTATATCCTACTCTTCACTTACTTATTTCTTCCTTATATAATTCCCATATTCGTTTATGAATCTCCAGAGCTTTTTCTCTAGTAAAATCAATTTTCATTAAAGCATCAAATTCTGTTATGAGAGCAGATGATACTTCCAAATAGTGAGGTACATTTATTTTTTCAGCATCTTCATTTAAACTATCTACACCTCTTCGTATGGCTTCTATATCTTCTGTATATGGTAAGTCTTTTAAATTACGCCAAAACATCAGTTGCATGTAAATAATTGATTTCTCGTTGGGGTCTAAGTCATATCTCACGGTACTCAAAAATTTATAGACCTCAGTAGTTTTCTCTTGTATATAATATAGATCACAGTTGCAAAAATCTTTAGTCTCATAGATTGAATTTATCACATCTATGCACCACCTTTCCTTCGGTTAAAAAGAAGCTGAGTTTCTATAAACCCAGCTTCGTTATTTTATCGGTTACAATTTCCTTGAGACTTTTCTTAGATTGAGGATCATTCCTATAATATACTTTGCAATGGTCACTGTAGTTATGCCAATATTTCTGTAAAGAATCCAACCACTCAATTTCATCTTTCGTACAAAAGACACAAAAATTATCATTAATAATTGCATTGTCGGTCTGGTTGTTTCCACTATCAGGTTTTGTATCAAAGATGTAATAACAACCCGGCTTGGCAACTGACGCATAGTAGTACATAATCTAGTCTCCTTGTAATTTATTTGCTTTAAAAATCCCCTCAACCGATCTGGAGTCAAGGGGATTTTTACGCCAATAAGCGTAAAGCATGATAACACACCATATGTGTAAAGCTGGAGGTACTAGTGTTATCCAGATATAACACATTCCGCTTCCGCTATATAAAATAGTTAGACCTATTATTTTTTGGAAGCATACTCTCTTGCTATTCTATCCACATTATTAGCGTTAATATTTATCAGACCAAATGTCTGTAATGTCTGAAGAGCTGTCATTTCTTTTACTGACTCATAAAAAGCTTTCTTCTGCTTCTGGTCATCATTCCAGCTTTCATTTATGATTTTATTCATTTCACCTGTCATTATTCCTGTGAATAATTCTGGCTGATAAATTTCACCCGGAGTAAATCCTGCTCCGATTAAAGCTATCTCAACTGCTTCCTCATTAACAACTTTCTCGTCATTAGCAAGTGAAGCTTCAAGTGCTGCGAGCTTGTCATCCTCTTCTTTAGATACTGCCATCTCGTTTGTTATAGCATTCTTTACATTCTCAGCTATCATAGCACTGACTTGATCAGCGTTCATATCGGATGTGATTTTATCTGCCATAACTGCAACATTTGTTGACTCTGGTGACATATCTGTATTCTCGACATCATCTATACTAACATCCTCAGCATAGAGTTTCTCGCAGAAGTTCTTTACAACTTTTTCAGCACTCTCGCAGATTACTCTTGCTGGTGCAGAACCTTTTCTACCTGCATCTTTAAGTGCAAGATAGATATCTTCTGAACTGGTTTTTCCCATACAAGATAAAACTTTCTGGTCGAGTGATTTGCTGTATAATGCTTTGTGAGAGTCATCAAATGGTAATGCATCTTTATATATGGTAGTAAATACCTTTGCTGCAACATTTGTTGTACCCTTATCCTGCAAATCATTAATCGTATTCCACTTATACTCATCTGAATTGCGGTGTATATCATTCAACTCGGCATCATGCTTATTTCTAGCAAGCTCTTTTATGAATGTGCTCATTCCATTTTTACTGGTTTCGAAATCCATTGTGCTCACCTATCCTTTCTTTTTTAATCGTTTACCCAAGTGTTTCGCTAGTCTGTATCCGTGACAAATGAAAGATAGATATTATTCCTGTTAATTACAAGGATATCAGGAACGAATTTTCTTCTTTCATCCTTTGTTAAATCTTCCAAACTTATCTTGGTATTTATAATAGCCTGATAACTGCTATCGTAATTATTAATTCCTGTAAACCTTAGATGGTGTACATAGGTGAAGTTATCCTCAATGCCTCTAATAAGGTTAGAGATATATAAGTTATTACTTCCTTCACTATTGATATCTTCGATGTATGACTTTATGTAAGTCTTTAGTTCATCTTCAGCCGTAAGGATATCAGTACCAGTAACTGTGTAGACATCAAAGTAGATTGAGATATTATTAGTATCAATTAATTCTCCGTCCTCTCCAATATCAAAGTTAGTACTTCTACCATAGCTGTTATAGAACTTACAGTCTATATGCATTCCATTAAGGTAATCTTTTGCTTCTCGGAGTACATCATAATTTGATTTAAATGCATCCATGAAGTAATCAAATTTGCCTATATCCTCACTAAGAAGTGGGTCGTCGTGTTTTGGACCTTCATCATTATAAGCCATAATGCTGTACTTAATCAGAGGAATATCTGAAATTGTACAGTCAAAAGCATCAACACCTGCTTCATAATAATCTGAGTAGGTTATTGAACTTCTAAGCATCTCAAGAGGTTCCATTAATGATATAGGCTCATTTGTTGTAGAGTATACATTTGTCCACATGTAATCAGTATAACTCTTTGAATACTGGAGGAAATCATTATCAGTAACTGGTTCATCCTTTTCAGGGTCTCTGTAGAGAGATGTAAGAGTTACTAGACAATCTTCAATAGGAAGCTCAAGAGTATCAAGAGTTCTCATATTGATAATTCCTTCTTGGAAATTCTTTCCGCAATTGTCACAATAATACATCTTATCATCATTATTATCATTTACTGAATTTAATATCTGATTTCCACAATATGGGCAAATATGAGTAATACGAATCGTATTTGAAGCTGAGATATAATCGTCAGTATAGAATGTACCTTCATATGTAATCTGGTCTGTTGATGTATCAACAAGGGTAGGAATAAGCTCCATATATCCTACATCAAGACTCTTATACGTGAAGGTAAGAACCATTCTCAAATTATTCTCAACTAGTCTATCTTTGTTAAAAGTCCTTAGTGAAGGTACTAAGTCACCTTCATTTGGCTGTATAAACTGACTTGCATCAGATTCATCATAGACTAATGATACTAACTCGGAATAATCTGTTGGCGGATTTGAAGGTGCAGTTACAATCTTGATATCATACTTCTTCTCATCAGCAACATCACGGCTTACATTCAGAGTATAAGTAATAAACTGAACGAAACTTTGACCTGAGTTCTCAGATACGTAATCAAGTGCTGAGTTATTATTTATGAATGACTGATAATAACTAACTAATCCACTATCTTCTGCAACTGTTATGATGTATGGATTAGTAAATAAGAAATCCACTGTTGCAGCATAAGTTTCAACATCTGTATTGAAGACTGATAATCTGTTATCAATCCCTAAATCACTTTGGTAATCTTTAAAAGTATAATCAAAAATATAATCATCAAACGAAAGATTAGGAACTTTATTTTTTGTCTTGTACTCCTCGAAATACGCATAGTAATCCTTTCTTGTCTGGGCTTCTTTTTCTTTATCCATAGCAAAGTCAACTGTTGTACTTCCCGTAGATACTGTATCGTATATCAGGTTTTCCTTGTCATACTTCTCAGCAAGTTCTTGCTCTGATATAGCTTCAACCTCAGTATATACTCTACCATCTTCGTGATAATAGTAGAAAGTATTACCACTAGCCTTCCAATAGCATTGCTCTGTCTTTTCAAGACCACCCAACCCAATTCTCTTGTTGAGTTCTCTTAGAGTTATCTTTCCAGATTCATCAAGAACTCCATCTTTGTCATAGAAGTTACCATCAACATCATACTTCTCTCCATCACCATCTACCACCGTATAATAGATATGCTCTCTGTATACAGGAGCCATCTTATATGTGAATAGATAACCCGGGTCTAGATTATATGAATCTCCACCTGCCTTGTAATCAAAATATTTGATATTTGTATCAAGGTAAAGTGTATTTGTAGGATAGGTGTAATCACCATTCCGTACATACATGAATGCTGAGAATAGTAACTCAACTGCATCATTTCGTTTCTTTATGAAAAGAACCTCATTATTATTTCTATGCTTGTAATTCATGAAATATGTCTGAAGGTCATTTTCTGTAGTAAGGGAATTCGCTGTTGTAAATCCTTCAACTGTTAAATCCTTAAGAGCGTCGATATCCATCATATCTTTTCCACCTGAAGAACCTGATGTGGATTTAGCAGCAATCAACCATGAATGGCTGTAATCGTATTTGTCTCCCTTAGTGATACTATAAGTTTCACCATCATAGTATTCAAAGTTTCCAGCAGTACCGAGAGTTGTATAGACAATTATCTTTAGCTCTGAGTTAAACTTAGGCTGGAAATAAGCATCTTTTGTGGTGAATGATATCTCAAAACTGCTATCATCTAGCATCTTATAATAGCAGAATGGGTCTTTAGAAGGAACCGAATAGATTACCTTCTTAGCTAACTGGGTATTGTAATCACTGTCACCCGGTGCTTTGTATAGGACATCAAAACCAAGTATCTGGTCTGAGAAATTAACTGTAACTGTCGGATAGTTTAGAGTAGCATTATCTATCAATGTCTCGTACTCGACTGTACGGATATACTGTCCTAATTCAACTTTCATAACAAGCATTCCATTATCATACTGAGCCATTCTGATATATGGGTCAGATACATTAGAAACGCTATTTGTGTATTCTTCTACCATGTATTTTGCAGAGTAAATCCATTTTCCTCTACTTTCACTATACATGGCTTTTATTTCGATATCGTAATCAAGGCTGAATGGTATGTCATCATCACCTACTCGTATTACGGTATCCTTATCTATATAGAAGTAACTATAATCACTTCCTTGAGACGATTGAAAATTCGCTCGTACATCAACTTCTGCAAGTAGAATAAGAAATTCGCATCTACCGCAGTCTGATACCATATCAGTTAACTGGAAGATAGCTGCATTTGAATATATTGAGGTTCTCATTTTACTTCTAGTAGGGAATACTTCAGAAAGTAATGATGAACCTGCATTAAATGCATCTTCTGTTATGGTACCCATGTATTCGGCAACTAAACCGAATGTACCAGTCGTCAGATTGGATGTATCAACGTCTGGAAAAAATTTTGGCATAATATCTGTTGCCGCAATGTCTTTAATGGAAAAGGTATCCACATAATCACGGTCAACGGTAATTTTTTCGTCAGCCACGTTTAATCTCCTCCCTTTCTTTTTATTTTTGTATTAGAGTGCTCTAAATCTAAGCTTGTAAGTAAGTCCTGAGCCATCAGTTAAATCTGCTGATGGTAAATCACTTCGGCTTGACCAGTCAATGACTTCTACAAATGGAGCACCAACCCATGTTGTATCTACAACACCTTTATTCTCATTGAATATTGGCTTGTATTTAACAGTGCCACTTGGTTTTCCTCTGAATGCATTATAATTTAATTCAGCAAGAGCTGCTGGATTTAAATCTTCTTTCCATGAATATCTATATGCTACTGATAATTCAGGAGCTTGTACTGTGGTTCCTCCGCCTGACCATGCAATTGAGCTGTATGGAATAGATATAGGGAATAATCCATAATATTTACTCCAAAATAGAATGGTCTCGAAGTCTTCTGCTGTTACGATAACATATGCAGATACAGCATAATCAAGCTCTTTATTATTAATATGCTTCATTTTAGGTGTCCATCTTCCTGTAAAGACATTTGTGATATAATCTATCCATAATTTATGGAGATAGAGGATATCAAAATTTCTAGTGTCTTTAAAGGTTATACTAAGTGAACTACCAAGCTCACTATCTCTTCGTCTACCATAAGCAACCTGATATCCATTACGAGATTTTCCCAATGTACCAGCATTAATTCCATCATCATTTAGAGGAAAATTTGTTGCCTTATTAGATAATAGCATCATGAATTCATGATTGCTGTTGTTATATTCTATCAGCTGTCGTATTATCTCAGGATTCCTCTTATAGACATACTGGCAAAATGCATCGTTTTTAAACTGGCTTGTCTGGTTACCTCCAAAATAACTATCGTAGTAGTTTAAGTCAGGACGAGTAAAGAAAATATGCATGTATCCTCTACTGAGAATATCATCATAGTTGGCAAGCTTAAATCTATTATAAGCTGTCATATTTTTAGCTGTATTTTCTTTTAGTGTCCTTACGTTGATATTGTAGGTATTATACAAATCAGTCAGGGTAAAATCAGATAAATCTATACTATAGTCGTATGTATACTGACCTGTCGTTGTTGTAGGCGTGGAATCTATTAATGGAAATCCATACTTATTCTGCACAATCTCTGGAGCATGCTGACCAATTCTTTGTAGATATGCAGGAATTGAAGTATCATTAGTATTTGAATTCTGCAATCTATAATACATGGCATCAGTCATTTCAGTTTCATCCAAATCAAGAGCACCAGTATCAGCATTTGTAGTTGTACTACTACTGTAAGTGTCAGTACCTGCTGTTGTAAGTAATGACCTACTCTTTTTTCTTTTTGGAGTAGCCAGATAGGTAACTATCGAATCAAACTTCTCATCATCAATGGCACCATTTGTAAGTACGGTGGTGTATGGAGCATCAACTATTTTTACATTAGCAAAATTATTTCTTCTTGCTCTATATAAAATATAACCTGTATTGTAAGATATACTTTCGCCATCATCCGAGACTGGTAAATAATATATTTTACCCCAAATATTTCCATCGCTATCTGTGTTAAATGTCTTAGTCAGGTATACACTTCCGCCTCGTTCTATACTTCCCGTTTTGGTTTTAGTACTACGTGACGAATTATAAACCGTAATTCCATCTTTACACTGAGGAATTACGGTAGCCTCTATAGCATTTCCCTGTTTATAATATTTCTTAGGATATTTAATCAGATTACCAGTAAGTAAATCTTGAATAAAATATTCGCCATCAGTTTCTATCTCTGCTACGCTAGATAGAAAATAATCTTTACTAGCAAGATTCATCACCTTATTAGTAGACTTATCTATGTAAGTCGTAGGAACTTTCATGCTAGAATTCTTTTCAAATGTATATAATAGCAAGGTTACGTACCTCCTTTCATTAAGATTATTCTTAGGCTTAGTTCAATGTTTTTCGTGGTAAAAATCTGGTTATAGAATTGATTATGTAATATTTTACTGCAGTAAAATAAAATTCCAAAGGAGGAAATAAGTAATGGCGAATAATTTAGAAATTGCTGGAGCAGTAGCGGACATATTAGCTTCAGCAGCTACCAGTAAAAAAGGTAGAAAAGCAATCTGTGGAACCTATTCAGATGGGACACCACGAAGCATGATTGATGCATGGAGGGATGAGTATATTTCTCCAAAGGACAGAGAAAGGTGGGACAAACTAAAAGATCAGAAGAAGAAAAATAAGAAGAAAAAGAAAAAGAATAAAAAGAAAGGGAAGAAGAAAAATAATTCAGTTGTATGGACATATTTCTAAGTTAAATTTAGGGAGGTGATTGTGAATTGGAATTGGAATTTGCCAAGTGTATTGTGGCGCTATTCCTACTTGGTGTAGTTGTTATGTTTGCCGACAGTCACCATTAAACTTGAATATTATGCTTTATGATTTTATATATGTCGTACAACAGATGAATAGTGTAGAAGGGATACAAATATTGGGGTGGTGACATACTCAATCTCTTTAGGAGTAAGTATCTCACGAAAAAAGACGGATACCATTTTTGGTATCCGTCTTTTTTTTGGTTTGATTAGATTATTTGCACATGTGTGCATAAATTCCATCAGCAGCTATCAACTCATCATGAGTTCCTGCTTCGGCAACTTTATGATTATCTATTACATAAATTATATCTGAATTACGTATTGTAGATAATCTATGTGCAACTGTGATAACTGTCTTGCCTTGGAATGCATCTATCGCTTCCTGCACAATTGATTCAGTCTCATTGTCTAATGCACTTGTTGCTTCATCTAGTAATATTATCTCAGGGTCTTTCAAAAAGATTCTAGCTAATGCTATTCTTTGTTTCTGACCACCAGATAATTTTAGTCCTCTAGGTCCTACTATGGTATCGAACTTATCAGGTAGGCTCTCAATAAAGTCTAATAGATTTGCCTTTCTGCAAGCTTCTAATACTGACCTTGGTCCTTTTGTAGTTTCACTTCCATAAATGATATTATCATAAATAGAAGCATTGAAGATATGATTGTCCTGATGTACAACAGCTATCTTCTTTCTTAGCGAGTTACCATCTATCAAATTCATATCAATTCCATCAACTGTTATTTTTCCTTCTGACGGAACATAGAATTTTTCTAATAGACGTATCAGTGTTGTTTTACCACCACCGCTTGTACCACAGATTCCTATATGTTGACCTTTCTTTATGGTCATATTTAGGTTTTGTAGTACGTTGTTGCTTTCACCATATGAGAATGCAACATCTTTGAGTTCTATCTTGTCATTGAACTCATTCAGGTTAACTGGTCCTCTATCATCAACTTTATTTTCGTATGTCATTATCTTGTCGTAATCATCAAGTTGTGATAAATTCTCGGTTAGTTCATCGGTCATTTCAAAGAAGTTCTCAATAGGACCGATTAGCTGCCACATGTACGAAACTAGCACCATTGCAAATGCAACAGTCAGTTCACCTTTGTCAACAGCATTAAGAGACCATATTGCAACTAGCAATACAGACCCATACATTGCGATACAACTTGCTGTACCAACAACATTTGATGTTGCAACCTTCTTGCCACGTAGCTTATTCACCTGCCAGCTCATACTGCTAATAGACTGATGATGCTTTTCCTGTGTGTTAAAGCTTCTAACTTCATTGAAGGCATTAACAATTTCATCAGTCTCTTGGTTTCTCTTTCTGCGAATTTTGTCCGTATCAGACCAAATCTTCGCATAAAAGCTCCATGTATATTTTATTATACATGCAGTGATAAGATATATCACAGCTACAGGTATTAATAATTTTGGATATATCCTATAGACATATACCAGAATTACTAGAACCTGTGATGTTGACATTATCACACCTTTCAGGCTTTGTCCAATTTGAGCTACATTGTAGATCTTAGATTCAGCTGTAATTATTCGACTACAGCTGAACTCAGTGAACATGTTGTAGTCTCCGTCGAGTATTTTATCACTATACTCGTTCCATAGCACTGTGAACATTCCATCATATGACCTGTTCTTTGTGTAACGGACAACTGCTAAGAGCAATGTGTCAACCGCAGCGATAAGGAATATTATTAAAATTAATCTATTCCTTTCTGACAAGTCGGCACCTAATAATGTCGCAATCTGCAACTCTATTTCGGTACCTAATACTGTGGTTATTAGATTGGCAATGATTGATATTATTATCATCACCAAATACTTTGGGTGGTTTCGCCATTCTCTCCAACAAACTTTCATTTCATTTACCTCCTTTTATTGGTATTGGTTTGGTTTCACAAAAAGATAATATATCTTCTAAGTCATTCAATTTAGCAAATAAAAAAGACAAGATAGGAATTTCCTATCTTGTCTCTTATTTTACTTATTAGCTCTTCTTACAGCAAATGCCACAACAGAATCACCCGATGGAGTCTTTACCATCTTTTCTGGTTTAGCTACTCTAGTAGTTACTTTCATATCCTTTAATGGAACGACAACTGGTTCTGATTTTCTTCTATAAACCACAACCGAATCGTCCTGAGATACGAAACTTACACCTACCAAGTATTCATTTGCTTCAAGAGAAATTAGTGCCATTGGTTCTGACTTTCTATCAGATACTGGAAGAAGTTTACCATCAGTAATCTTCATTCTACCTGCACTTGTGACATAAACTAACTTGTCACAACCTATCTCCATGAAGTTGATTCCAACAACTTCTTCTCCGGAACGTAGAGAAATTAATGGTAATCCTCTAGCATTCTTACTCTGGTATTTAATAGATGCAGTGTTAAGTCTGATACCATCACCAAAGTTAGTATAGATAATGAAATCCTCGTCTCCTGCTGGAATAGCTGATACCAATTTATCATCTTCTCCAAGTGAAATGCAGTCTTTAAAGTCTTTAATCTTAGCAAACTCTGTCATTTTCACTTTCTTGCCAAGACCTCTTCTTGTAAGGATTACAATATCACCAATTCCTTCTCTAACATCATTTTCATTAATGATAGAAACTGGATTTCCTGTAACGGTAAAGTATCTTGCAAGTTCAACTCCTGACTCATCATAAGCCATATTTGGTATAGACGAAATTCCTACTCTACTTAATCTACCATCATCACCAAAGATTAGGAGATTATCTCTATTAGAGATTGCAGTTACTACAACCTGAGAAGTCTTTCCAACTAAGCCAATACCATTCTTCTTAGCATCTTCTATAGGAAGCTTCTTAATGTAACCATCTCTGCTTACTCCTACTAAATGCCATGTATCAGGTATCTTTACTTCAGGTTTACCTGCTTTAATAATTGCAGACTTTCTTGGACCACCAAAGAGTTTATCTATCTCTTTAAGTTGGTCTACAATGACTTTATCAACAGCTTCATCATCAGCTATGATTTCCTCATACTCTTTAATCTGCTTTTCTGTAAGAACTTTAGTGTCTTTGAACTTCTGATAAGCATCTTCAGTGAACATGCTGTAACTCATATTACTAAGAGTCTTAGCCTGAAGTGATGAAATCTTGTAAGTATCCATAAATCTCTTAATCATTTCATCTTTATTCTTAGAAGTTCTAGCTATATCAGATGTCTTCTTGATGTTATCCTTAGAGAATACCATCAAGTATACTTCATTCATGTGGTGAGTATTAGTTGCATCCATAAGCTTCTTATTATAAGTAGCTCTAACACATTCCTGTCTGTACTCAATCCATTTAAGAAGTACTTTCTTTACCCCCCATACATGTGACCTGAAGTTATCAATAACTCTAATTTCTACAGGGAGTGTGTTTCTTAGACCAGTTTGCTTAGAGAGAATATTCTCTATGAAAGTATCTGGATTAGCTTTTGATGATAATGCAAGATTAAGTCTTACTTCATCTTTCCTACTGTCATCAGTAATATCAATCAAGTCTTCTACTACTTTCTTTCCAGCCTTCTTCATTGCAACTAATCTAGCAATAATATCATTGGTTGACTGCTGGAGAGGAATTGATGTGATTGTCACTATATTCTTTATATAGTCAATCTCGTATGTTGCCTGCATTGTAAGTGTAAGCTTATCTGCCCCTCCAACATCATTGATGATTCTAAACTGTCCATCATCTACTACATTACAACCTGTTGGGATATCAGGTACTAGAAGTATATCAGCCTTTGGGTTCTTCATAAGCTTAATGGTAGCTTGAATAACCTCACTTACATTGAACGGAGGTATATTTGAAGCAACTCCAATACCGATACTACTAAATGATGGATTACATAAAACTACTGGTATTCTTGCTGGAAGATAATCAGGCTCTTCTGACTCACCTAAGTATGATGGTCTCATTGGTACATTTGAGTCTTTCAAATCTTCAAAGAATATCTTGTAAGCTGCTTGTGACAACTTACACTCTGGATACCTTGGATGTGCTGGGTCCATTCCTTTGATATTTCCGAAGTTACCCTGAGAGTCTATGAACTTCAGGTTATTTCTCCAAGGCTGTCCTAATTTGTAAATTACGTCTGATACCGAAGTATCACCATGTGGATGATACTCGATGGTATCTGCTGATGCTCTTGCTACCTTTAAGAACTTCTGACCATGGCTCTTATTCATATACATAGCATAGAGCGTTCTCCTCGCTCCCGGTTTAAGTCCGTCTATTACATGAGGAGTTATTCTGGCAATGTTGACATTCGTTGCATAGACTTTCATCCAGTCTTCTGAAATATCAGCAATGTCTGTTTTGCCAGCTTCTCGAGCTTCAATAACGCTGATATCTCGGTTATTATCTTTTTTCTTGCCCATTTTATTTCCTCCTAGTTATCAATATCTTCATACTTAATCTTGTATGAAGCAACCATCTGTGCTCTTTGTTTAGCGTATGATGGTTTGTCTGACTTGAGCTTTCTGAAAATCTCTAAATCCCTTTCTATACTGTCCATCGTTAATTGAACAGCTATTCGGTTTGCAGGATTTAGAACTGTCTCCCAAAGTTCATCAGGATTACATTCTCCTAGTCCCTTAAATCTGGTCAAGATTGTAGGTGTGAGAGAAGATGTAGCATCAGCAAATTCAAGAATAGTCATTAATCTTTCTTCTGACTTCTTATCCTTTACTCCAACTATAAATCCATACTTCTCATAAATAGGAATCAGATTCTCAATTCTATCGATGAATCTGTTGTTTAACTTAAATGATGCTCTGAGACCATTTGCAATACCACTGATATTATCATTAGCATCAAGAGTCATCTCTGGGAATTTCTTCTGCACTGTCTGCATGAAGTTTCTAATGAACTTCTGGTTCTCAAGGATTCCCGGAACTAACTGAGGTTCATTTCCTCTTGTATCAATTGCTCCATTTATTACTAGAGATGCTGCTACTATCTCGATTAAATCGGATGGTACTTTGTAGAACTTCTGAAGTTGTTCTCTTAACGTGAATGAATAATCAACCGTATCGTATAAGAACTGCCAGAATTCATCTTTTGTCATATAATCATTACCAATTCTAACCTGATATCTCTTTACAACCTCTTTCATGTAAATCTCAACAAGTTCACCCTTATTGCCAATGAATGGGTGATTCTTATCATCAATTCTATAAAGCGGTGGATAACATCGGTAAAGCTTTCCTGCCGTAATAATCTTAGGGAAATATAATACGTGAGTACTTGCAATACTAGTAGCGATTCCTGATCCGTCGATATCAGCATCTGTTGAGATATAAATCTTCTGATAATATAGCTTGTTGATATCAAACGTTGAACCAATGCCACATCTAAGAGTCTTTACGTAAGCATTCCACTCTTCATTCTCCATAAACTTGCTGAATGTAGTTTTGAATGGATTCAGAGTTTGTCCTCTAAATGCAAAGATTGCTTGTCTATCAGAATCTCTACCATCGACCATTGCACCTGCAGCGGATTTTCGTCCCTCTATCAGGAATAACTCTCGGTACTCATTAAATTTGGAATTATTAGCTGGAATTAAGTTTGCTATATCCAAATCATCAAATCTGGTATTCTTTCCCTTTACAGTTGCACTTCGCATCTTCTGAAGTTCAACTCTATTCTTTGCATTTGTCTTAATGAGCTTACATAAATCATTAAGCTTACTTGGATTCTCATCAAAGTACTTTTCAATTGTACTTTTTGCAATATCACGAAGTACTGGTTTAATGAGTTCATTCTGAATACGGTTCTTAGCATTACCCATAAACTGAACCTGTGCATTTGTAGAGAGATTTACTACTAACTTTAAGCCAGTATGTATATCATTCTTACTAACTGGATAGCTTTGCCTTTGAGCTTCGGTCATTGAATCCATAACTTTGCTCTGAAGATAATTACAAAGCACATTGTCAACTGCATCTACGTGAACTCCACCTTCATCAGTCTTTGTGAAGTTACAAAATGCGTCATAATCGAACTCAGTTGTATTTAGGTCATAAGCAAATGCAAACTCAAGTTTGATACCTTTTGTCATAATCTTGGTTGTCTCTTTTACCTTACCAGATTTAGAAAGATTATTCTGACGAATCTCCTCTGTTAATTCTCCTTTTCCTTGGAATGCAATTGGACCAAACTGGATTCCACTTTCATCAGGAATGAATTTGTTAATTAACTCAGAGAAAGGTTTCTTTGTAACCTTTAAGCTTCTGATAAGTTCAGTTCCATTATACTCTGTAATGTGGAACTGGATGTTATCATCTACGAGATAACTCATCATCTCTAACCAATCAATGCATATATCGAATGGTAATCTTGAGCCTGCTCCTAGATATAATGGATTTGAGATAAAGCTTGTTATAAGACCATGCTTCTTCTTAGCACCATCTTTCAACTCTTTATTCTCATCAAGGATTTTCTCTCCATCCTTAAATCCAATCTTGTGATAGTAAGTATTTCTGTATGTCGCCATTGTAAATTCGCTACTTAATGCACATACAACGGTAAGACCTACACCAAACTCACCTGATGATACTCCTCCCTGATCTCTATTGAATTTTGCACCAGAGTTTAACTTGGTACATACAATGTCAAGAGGATATTGCTCTTCAGGTATTCCCCTACCATCATCCTCGACAGTTACTCTATCACTTAACCTGTCGTAGGTTACTTTTACTATTTTCTTTTTGGTACTTTCACCTATTGATTTCATGAAAGCATCATACTTTGGGTCTGACAATTCATCTATTGCATTTTGTGCAACTTCTTTAAATAGATGAAATACGCCCATGTCTCCATATTTTTGAATATAGAGATTGGTCTTTGTCTGGACTTTCTTTAAGTCGTCCTCAATGTAGTTTATCTGGACGTCAAAATTATTTTTAGCCATGTAAAATACTCCTTTCATTTTACTCAAAGATATGTTATATAATTATTTAATATATAGAACGAGCAGGAGTAGGTCTCACTTTTAGAGAAGAAAAAAGAATGGTAGATTAATCTACCATTCCATCGATGAACTTGAATTCATTTTCGAATCTCTCTACGAGATCCATCTCTGTATAACCATTGCCGCGTAAATATTCATCAAACGCATTATAGACTCTAGTCATGCTTTTGTGCATATTATCGCTATGACGTGACCATATGAATTCATTGCAAAGATCTTCATACTTATGAATCATTCCGGAACGTCTGTTGATGAAGCTTGCAAGTTTCTCGATTGTACCTTTATTCATATGCAATATACCAAACGTTAATTTTCCTCTGGTAAATACTGTGATATTCTTATAAGGTAATTCAAAATATCTCTCAACGTCATCAGTAAGTCTGTCTTGTAATTGAGGATACTTTGAATACATATCAGCAATATTGATTTCGTCCTTTCTTTCTCCATCTTTATCCTCTGATATAGCAGACTTGATCAATTGCTCAGCTTTCTCAGATGATATTGTGTCATTTTCTGATGCTAATTTATAAAGTTCGATTGCAAGTGTTCTGATTTCTGAATTTGTCATAATAATCTCCAATCTGTCAGCCTTTCGTCTTAGGTGTATTTGCTGACTACCCGATATTTAAATTTTTATTATATTTAATTTTCCTTAGTAGATGTATATAATTCATCTCTAAGTTACTCAAATAATATACCATTTTGAAAAGGGAATTTGACAATTCATCAATATATTAATAATGCGGAACAGAGAAAAAAGAACTGGTCATTAGACCAGTTCGTTTCTTTGATGTTTCATAAGCATTAGCAAATCTGTACCTGTGTAGTTGTTCTTGTCTTGCAGATATGCATCAAATCCTGTACAGATTCTATTTGCAGATGCTATTGCTTTATCTTTGGTATTTGGATTACTCATAGCATTAGATATTGCTGACTCAGTTGAGGTTAGTATTGAAGCACCATTCATGAGAGTTCTTGCTAAATCAATAGCTTCATTTTCTGTAAAGTCAATAGCCTTGAACCAGAATGCTGTACCATCAAATGATACTGAACCAGCGTTATTGATTTCTGCATCTTTACTACTGTAGACATATCTCAGTCTACCTTCAAGTACTGGATATAAAGCATAAAGCTTATTTAAATCCATCTTCTCTTTTGTATCTTTGGTTATTGCATGTTCGAGCAGGCGTTCAGCTTCTTCAAATGACATTGTGTCATCATTTGATGCAAGTCTATATATCTCGATTGCAAGTGCTTGTAATTCCTCGTTCTTTGTTAATTCTGCATTCATCATAATAATACCTCTTTCTCCGCATTTGCGGTATAAACTATTTTATTCTATATTCAGTTTTCCTTAGTAGATTATTGCATTTCATCTCTAAGTTAATTAAATAATATACCATTTTGAGAAAAGATTTTGACAGTTTGTTACGTCGCGGAACAGAGAAAAAAGAACGGGATTAAATCCCGTTCTTATGTTGATCGATCATATCATTGATCATGTCTCTTGTTGCTGCAAGGTTGTCTAGCTCAGTATTGAATTGCTTCTTCAATGAATGAAGATAGACTTCTGACGTGAATGTACCAAGTGCAAAACCTGCGGCTGCAATTAATAATAAATTAGCTATCGTTCTTTGATTCATTTCATCTTTCCTCCTTTAGCATATTTTTAATTTTCTTTATATCTGCTTTCAACTCATTCCTATATATGATGAGATCGGTTGAAGTCATCTCTGTCATATCTTCGGATTCAATTGCATTCAAATTGTCACCTGCCAATTTGTATGCTAATTCGTTCCTCCATGCAACTAGGTCCTTGCACTCTGAACGAAGGTGATTGCATATCGTATCTTCTGTATCATTATCTATAGCCTTCATTGTTACTACGCCTATAGCGACACCTATACCTATCAGTGCACTATATTTGATTACTCTGTTCATTCCATACCTCTTTCTCCTGTTTTACGGACAGGTCCGAAAAATAATTGAGTGGTGATTATTTTACACCACTCAATACATCATCAACATATGCAATTGAATCGCTGAGTTCAATCATCAATTCTTTCTGATGATTAATCGTCTCTTGTAATTCAATCTGCATCATAGTTGTTGACAACTTTGCTAAACTGGAACCTACAAATGCACCAGCAATAGCAGCTCCGCTAATAGCTAACGTAATCTTGATAATATCCCTTTTACTCAACTTATCCATGATGACACCTCCTTAGTCAATAATATCAATGATCTTTTCAATCACTGAAAGTTTAGCATTTGCAGTAATTGCTTTAAGTTCTGACTTAGCTTTCATTCGAAAAATCTTACATTTAGCTACATCAGTTACATCTCCTCCTGCAAGTAAAATCACCTTAGCTATCTTTAGTTCGTTTTTGATACTCATTATAATATTCCTCCTATATCACAAACTGGTTTTCTATATTCAATTTTCCTTGATAGATTGCTTTTTCATCTTCAAGTTATTTAAATATTATATCATACTAAGAATTTGAATTGACAATAAAAAAGAATGGTGAAATAAATCCACCATTCTTTTATTATTATAAGAATTTTGAATATTATCAATAAAAAATTTGAATAGATTGATATTACAAATTTAATCAAATCTATTCAATTATTTTCAAAATTTTTAATCAATTTTTTCAATAAAAAAGTAAATTCTCGGCGTGCACCTCTTCTTTTTTCTTCCCTTTTCTTCTTCTCTTACGCCTCGAATTGCTCACTTCGTTCGCTCTTTTTTATTCTTCTTTTTTCTTATTCTCCCTCGGTCTCTCTTCGTTCGACCTCGTTCTCTTGGATCCTCGCTTATCCTCGTCACTCATCGTTCCTCGGGCTCGTCATCTTCTTCTTCCTTCTGGGGACTTCATTCTTTCTGGGTTCTTTCTGGGTTCCTTCGTTCAAGAAAGAAATCCATAAATCCCTAAATCCCCCTTTGTTCTTCTTTCTTCTCCCGCCGGGCTTCGCTCTCATCCCTTTTCCTCCTCGCCGGCTTCCTTCGTCACTCATCGTTCCTCAGGGGCTCGTCGTCCCTGTTCCTCCCTCTGGCTTCCTCCCTCCTGCTCCCGGGTTCCCTCGTATCGCTCAGCCCGGCTTATACTTCCTCGGTCTCTCTTCGTTCGACCTCGTATTTTTCTTATTTATTTCTTCTCAAGCCCCTCTCCTCGGGGCTTTCGCCGCTCCGAAGTCGCTTCTCAAGCCCCTCGGTTTTTCCACTTCACCTTCACCCCATGGGGCTTCGCCCCCTAGTAAATAGTTTGTAAAATATTATTTTTTATAATTTTTTATTTTTACTATTTTGATATACGGATTAATTATGTAATATTTATTAGAAATTTAATAATTTTAATCTTATCAATAAGGAGGATTTATTACAATGGAATCAAATAATAATGATGAAATTCTTGTTATGACACATAGGATGAGCACTATCAATGAAGATGAAAGGACTTCATCAAGAGATCTTTTACATATGATGGTAGATGAATTATATCGTATTCAATCTATAGGAAATATTGTAGAGATTAATACAGAGGTGAAATATAAACTTCGTCCTTTTGGGATAGAAGACACTGATGATGCTATTACAGATAAGATATTTGACAAATAGGAGGTTTTATCAATATGACAGAGAATTACAAAATTGACAATGAAAATGGGAATGGTTATTATACCACAGAAATCAATGGTAAAGTAGGAAAAGAAGATTATGTCTCATCACTAGAATTAACAAATGATATTGTAAGACAAATCTTTGATGTACAGGATAATGGTTTACTAATAGAAGCATCAATTGCATTGAAATGGAAAGAGATAAATTCTGAAGAAACCTATGTATTGTATGATAAGGAAAACAAGCCAGAGTTCATTGTTGACAGTAAGAGTATCAAGAATGCTGGAAAAGAAATGAATAATGAATAAAAAAGAAGTGGTATAGAAGGTTAATTCTATACCATTCTTTTTTGTAAAAGTGATAACACCTAATTAGTCAGGTGCTAACTGATACAGTAAGCCTACACTTTGAGTATAAAGACGGCTTAATCTTTCGTCGCGTGTTCTTATAAACACTTGACGTAGTTGCTCAAAGTTCTGAATGCCATAGTAAGCTAGTACTCTGGCTTCTTCAGTTGAAACCTGTAACTTCATATTATCACCTCCTTTCTGATTAATATCATAATGATAATAATATCATGATATAATCTGAAGGAGAGAAAAAAGAGGGATAACCAAAATGACTGGTTATCCCTCGTATCAGTTACTAATCAGGTTGTAACTGATACATAAAACCGGCACTCCGTGTAAACAACGGAAGCAATCTTTCGTCACGGGTCTTTAAATAGACTTGACGTAACTGGTCAAAATTGCGAATGCCGTAGTATGCGAGGAGTTTAGAGTCCTCCTCAGATACATGCATCTTCATATTATCACCTCCTTTCAGATATTATCATATAAATGATATATCAGCAGAGGTGATAATAAAAAAGAAGAATAACCAAATTTAATGGTTATTCTTCTTTTTTCTAGTAGTAAAGTACATTTACTGATTCAGCTTTGTATAAATCCTTTTCGACTATATCAATACATTCTCTAACTGAGATTGGATAGAATTGCTCATCCCATACATCATAATGATTTCTCCAATCCATATTCCAATAGCATCTTGCTCCATGAAGATGACCATGAATATTGATATCATCATTATCAACTATCACTGGGCAATGAGAGAATATTATATTCCTTCCATCAGGATTTGTGAATTGTGCTCCGTCTACTACAGTCTTAAATCCCATTGCTACATAATCTTCAATTTTATATCCATCATTATTACCAAGAATAAGATAGATATTTTTGCAATTTAGATTATGCAAGAATCTAGCTGTATCTTCTTTGGATGCACCCCTCTTTCCATCAAAATCACCTAAGAAAAGAAGATGATCATCTCTGCCTGCTCTTGAGTTGATATTCCTTATAATCATCTTGGTTTTCTCCTTATCATTTGGAGAGATATGACAATCTGATACAAGTAACGTATCCATGCTCAGGATAGCAGCTAAATTCTCAGGTTTATAAGGTTTTTCATTCTGAAGAAGTTGAACTACATCAATTCCGTCAGATGAAAGATATTGTCTATTTACATACCCATCAAGATGCTTCTCATCAGTACCCTTAATTATTTTATATTTCCTGATATTCATAGAGACCTCATCAATGTCCTCTATTAATAAGACTACATTGTAATCTTTCTTGTGAATAGAATTCATTATGATTTCTTTAGCAGCATCTCCTACTCCTGCAAAGATAAAAGGACAATCTTTAT